AAAATGACAGCACCCGTTCCAATGATTGTGTGGCCAGTTCTACTTGCCGCACCCAATAAGGCACATTCTCAACCCTGTAGGCGCGAACTTCTTTTTTGCCGACGTAATCAATCCAAGGTTCACGGCCCATAGCCAATGCGTAGATTGATGCCTGTCTGCAATGTGCTTGCGTTAGTTTTGATACCATCCTTCCCGTGGTCTTGGTGTCTCGTACCGTATCAGCATACAGTAAATCATAATACCCTATATAAGGCACAGATGCACCATCCAGTTTGACAATCACCCTGCCTTGTGTGGATTCTAACGGCTCCTGCAAACTGCGATAGAACTTGGCACCGGATGTGACATACCTCTCAATATCCGCTCGTTCTTGCTCAATCTTCTCATCCCTGTGCGGGTCAATAGCTGATTGCTCTTGGTCGTTGTATACTTGCAGCGCGTGGATGATGGCGTCCCTGTCAGTTATGTTTGGGTTCTGTGCTACAGCCCCCAATGCTCTGTCAGCCGCTGTGCCACGCCATGCAGCAGGGCCAGCCCTACCATCATTGATGCCAGCTATCTTCAACAGACAGAGGGCGGGTTGTTCAATCCAAAGATTGATAGTCGAGGGGCTAAGATTCATGACCCCGTGTTTTTCAAATGTGTTCATAATAACACCTATTGCTACTCTTTACATCGCATACACTACTCTATCCAGACAAGATTGCAAACCCGTAATGGGATAGACGCTCAAATAATATGATGGTAATTTTGGGCATGAGGTTGAAAGATTACTTGCATAAGAACCGGATTTCATATGAGGCTTTTGCTGAACGCATAGGGTATTCATATGGCGGAGTTCTAAAATGGATCAGGGGAGACAGGTTCCCGCGACCTTCTGTGATTGCGAGAATCAGTGAGGCGACTAATGGCGCGGTTACCGCGAATGACTTCGCGAAGCAAATACAAGAACATCAAAACAATCGTTGACGGCATTACGTTTGCGTCAAAGAAAGAGGCGTCGCGTTACGCGCAACTTATTACTCTACAAAAGGCTGGCAAGATAAAAGGTCTACAGCTACAGCCTCGTATCGCTCTCATGGTCAACGGCCACAAAATCGGATACTATGTTGGCGACTTTCAATATGAACTGAATGGTCAGGTCATTCTTGAGGACGTGAAAAGCACCGCCACCAAGACGCCGGTATACAAGCTCAAGAAAAAGATACTCGCTACTTATGACCCGCCTGTTCATATCAGTGAGGTATAAAATGCCAAAGAAACTACAGAAGGCGTCAGCCTATGATAAATATGACATGGATGGTGATGGTATCGTCACAGATGAAGAATTAGAACACGCAAAAGAAATCAGGCAAACTGAAAGAGATTTGAGGAAAAGTCTCGCTCAGTTACGCATGGCACGATATACGCTTATCGGCATGGGTCTTTTCACAGCGGCAATGTTCACGCCTTGGATGTCGATAGAACGTATCCAAGCACTAAGTGAGATTAGCAATCTGTTTTACATTTCTGGCTGCGGTATTGTCGGAGCCTACATGGGTACGACGGCGTGGATGAGTAGGAAATAGGTGTTCCGTGCATTAGCCATTGCAAACTTTAAGCGGAGTCTGGCTTTGCCCATCTAATTAATGATGTTACCTCGGGGCCATCAGTTAGTAGAGATGCACGGCATTGTATTAAGGACGAGGACAAACCTATTGCTCCACGCCCTATGAAGGAATATCCGCACCCCTATCCTTTCTTACCTCGCAATTCATAATCATGCTCAATCATGCCGTTGGCAGGGTCACCGACTAACTGTGGTTCAATCCAAACCCGCTTGGTTTCATTCCCCTTGGCATCACGGTAGACACGCTGATGTCCACGCCGCCAGTGCTGGCGTTTTGAAGTGCCGGTTCCGGTGAGGATGCCGCGCCGTGCTACGACGCAACGCTTCGGCAAATCAATGCTAACCGTCTTGAACTCATTCTCTGGTACGCGACGTCCGTGCCGGATGTGCTTGACCTTTGGCTTGCTAGAGTCCTCGTAGATTACATAATCATAATTGAGGAAGGCAAACACCGTAATCAGGAAACGCAGATCACCAATCATCGCGGTCATGTTCATCTCCAATGAACGCGCCATCTGCTCAGGGTGCCACCCAAGCTTCCATTCCTCATCTGATGTCATCATGCCGAAGTTTGCTTGTGCTGGCAGGATGCGTGAAGCAAGGAAGTCCATCTCAAATCCAGCCTTGTAGCTTGTCTGAGCGGGGTAGTCCTCTGGGACTGTGATCTGATAGTTGTCTTCCTCATCAAAATACTCAGGCATATATTTGAACACCCAAGGGAATCCCATTAAACGTATCCAGCTTTCAAACTGGTGGCGGAAAAACTCTTGCTCATCTCCGTCCTCTAGCCCGTTTGCAGCCATCTGATTTGACCACGCTAGTGTGATCGCCTCATCAGGGTCAAAGTAAAAACCATGACCAATGAAGGCTATCTTGTTTGGGGGCATCTTGCCTACAGGCATACAAAGATATTTGCCATTTAGCTTCTTGATGAGGTAGCCGACCTTGATCCCATTATTGGTGGTATCTGCAACCGGCTCACCGAGCCACTTGGGGTAGACTTTATTCATGTGATCAATCTTGATCCAATCATCCCATTCAACCCACATAAGATCAAAGCAGGGCTTGGCGTTCTGGCACATCTTCACAAGGTTGGCTGGTGTATCCAGCCCAGCCTCAACACAATGGCGGGTTAGGCTATCATCAATGAAGAACTTCTGTGCCGCAACAAGATCAGTCTGTAGTGAGCGGCGGTTGAAGTCAGAAGCCTTGCCTTTCTTGTAAGACATGACGCCGCGTTCTGGATTTGCCAGTGCCGCGAGTGCCTCATTGATGAGTGCTGGCTGCTCTGTAAAACGCTGCTGCTCATACCAGTCCGCCCACATATGAGCTTCATCTGATGTTGAATTTGCATATGCGTAGTAGTCTGACTTCTCCACTTTCGGAGTATAGCCGTCTACTACATCACGAGTGGTTTCTTCTTTCTTAGCCATACCGCTCTCCTACCAAACTAGAAGGATGGGCAGTGAGATGACCATCGCCATCCCAAAGCCACCCAGAATGATTTTGATTGCCAACAACATCACACTGCCTCCGGTGCGTAGAATTTTACCTTGGCCTTCATCTCTGCAACGGTCTTGCAGTCTGCAAGAACGCTCCGTGCGTGAGACTTAGATGTGCGATCAGAGATGATCTCATAGGCGTCGCAGTGATAAAGGTAAGCCTCATATTGCTCCACGTTGTAGATGTCGTAGTCAGCCCAATGCTGTAGATCATCAGTCATCATGCTAATCCAAAGACCCTCAGTCTCTTCCATCTGTTTACGGCTCTGCTCATTCTCAGCTTGGATATGAGCTTTTAGTGCCATCTGTTCTTCTGTGTAAGTCATTTTCTGCGTTCCTCTCCTACGCGGGGCCGTTAGGCCACCGCGCTGTGGTTGTCCCAGAATTGATCAATCTGGCGCACAATCTGCCGGAGGCGGTTGGCGCTTACTCTTTTCATACTACCGTTGCCTTCCGTATCGCCTTCGATGAATAGAGTGCCGTTGAATGAGCCATACGGATTGCTGCTGTAGCATCCCTGCACTTGGCTCCAGATTGTGAAGCCGCGATAGCTGTAGGCAGTTTGATTACGATATGGACGCTCTAAATCCTTGCGGCGGACAGGCTTTTCATCACGGGTATCCAGTTGCTTGATGGGGTCATTCTTTTGCATTTTGCTTTCCTTGGTTGGTGTTGTCTCTGTCTATGTTTAATAAAGTAAACTGACTAAATCAGGATTACAAGCTCCAAAGTGCATTTTTTTAAACTTTTTTTTCTTATCGCCTTGCCTGTCAGATTCCATAGCTATAGTGTTCTTGTGCGACCAACCAGAAGGAGGCCAACCCATGAGCTTTGAAGCTATGGCTTGGGCGGCGAAGCAGCCGTGCAAGAACTCGTTGCGTAAGCTGGTTTTATTGATGCTTGCCAACTACTGTGATGACAACCACAGCACCTACCCATCCTATAAGCACCTAGCCAAATTGTGTGAGTGCAATGAGCGTTCTGTAATGCGGGCGGTTACCGGCTTGGTTGAGGCGGGCTTGATTGAGATTAGGCCACGGTTCACAAGCGATGGTAAACAGACCAGCAATAGGTTTGTGCTGTTGGTTAGGGGTGACAGAAATGACAGGGTGGGGGTGACAGAAACGACACCCGATACAGTTAGAGTTATACAATCTAATAAACAAACTAAGGGGGGTGACAGAAACGCATACCCTAAAGAGTTTGAAGAATGGTGGAACCTATACCCCAGAAAGGATGGGTCAAAACGCAAAGCCTTTGAGAATTGGAAACGCGCAACCGATAATGACATTGGTGTGCAAGAATTGTTCTTGGCTACGGCTAGGTTCAAACAGACCTGTCATGGTAAGGATAAAAAGTTCATCCCACACGCGACCACTTGGTTGAACCAAGGACGTTGGGAGACTGTGCAAGAAGCGCAGGAACAGGCTACAACTAGAAACATGCTTGCGGGGTAGATATGGAGCAGTTGATTGAACAAGGTATTCGTTTGCGTAGTTGGAGAGAGGGCGATCACAAGACGGTATGCCCTAAATGTTCTGACCAACGCAAAAACAAGAAAGACCCATGCCTTTCGGTAACTATTGAGACAGATGGCGCGGCAGTATGGAAATGCCACCATTGTGATTGGAGGGGCGGCTTAGGCGGCAGCAACAGGGGTGATGGGTACAGGACGCCACCAGCGAAGAAGAAGCCACCAGTGAGGCTTGTAGAGCCCTCCAACCCTGTGGCCTCAGATGAGATTTTGCGCTGGCTAGAGGGTCGGGGCATATCCAAACTGACCGTGGAGCATTTTGGACTATACCGTTCTGAACGCAGCTTTGGCGGCAATCCGGAGGGGTGCATTGCTTTTCCATATCGCGTTGATGGCGAGTTGGTTAATTGCAAGTACCGCACCAAGGACAAGCGGTTTAGGCAAGAGAATGGCGCACAGCGAACCCTTTACAACATTGATTCAGTGCGTAGGCATTGGGATGTGACCGGCCAGAAAGAAGTGATATTCGTTGAGGGTGAGATGGATGTTCTCACGATGCATGAGGCTGGCTTTGCCAATGCCGTCACTTTGCCAGATGGTGCGCCACAGGAAGCCAAGTTCCAAGATGACGACAAGCGGTTCCAAGCCCTAGCCCAGCATGAATGGTTAAATGATGCTGAGAAGGTAATTATCGCTGTGGATGGTGATGGTGCTGGACAGGCGTTGCAATTAGAGCTTTTGCACAGGTTCGGTAAGGACAGGTGCTGGACGGTAGAGTGGCCATCCTTGCACGACATTGTGACCAAGGATGCGAATGATGTTTTGGTGGCGCATGGCTATGAACTACTGCAAGAGGTAATGAGCCTAGCCAAGCCTTGCCCGATAGATGGATTATTCAGCGTTGGGGACTACCAGCGTGATGTTATTAATATCTACAGGGGCAACGTTCAGAAGCCGGTGCCTACTGGTTTTGCCAATCTTGATAGCATCTACCAAGTGATGCCATCCACGTTCAACCTTGTGACCGGCATACCAAACCACGGCAAGTCAAATTTTATAGACCAGCTTGCGGTAAACCTGTGCCGCGATCATGGGTGGAAGTTTGCCGTGTTCAGCCCAGAGCATAGCACGGCTAACCACATAAGACGGCTGGCGGAGAAGGTGGCAAAGAAGCCATTTGATGTGGGGCCAAATGTTCGCATGACTGAGGCAGAGTTGGTTGATGCCATGTTGTTCTTGGACAATCACTTTCACTTCATTGAATGTGAGGACAATGTGCCGACTATTGATTGGCTCTTGGGTAAGGCAAGGGCCGCTTGTATGCGGTTCGGTGTGAAGGGGATTATAATTGACCCATACAATGAGATTGACTCAAGCAGGGACGGCAACAAGCGTGAGGATGAGCATATCCGTGACCTGATATCTATGTGCAAGCAGTTCTGCCGCAAGCACAATATTGCTATGTGGATGGTAGCACACCCTGCCAAGATGCAGCGGCAAGCTGATGGCAGCTATCCACCACCAAGCCTGTATGATGTAAGTGGTTCCGCTCACTGGAACAATATGTGTGATGTGGGCATCGTGGTGCATAGGGATTTTGATGAGAATGAAACAAGGGTCATTACTCGCAAGGTTAGGGAGCAGGGTTTGTATGGCTCTATTGGTGAGGCGTTCTTCCGCTATAATCTTGCTACGCACTGCTATGAAGAGGCGGTTACTGTGCATAGCGGCACCAATACGTTCCGGTCATATCACTGGACAGAGAACGACTAGGAGCCTATGATTCTGATGCATCTACCTCAAGATGCACTCCACTGGTTTGGTCGCCAGTAGTGGTCAAGGGGGGTGGGTTTGGTCGCTCACTCCCCATACCTCTTTTCAGGCCATATCTACTGTGATAATCTATCCCAAAATGGGGATACCAAATGGACGTCATAGAAGTTCCAATATCAGATATAAAGCCATACACAGCAAACCCTCGCGTCATTTCTGAGCAAGCTGTGAGTTCCGTGGCAAATAGCATTCAGACATTCGGGTGGCAGCAGCCAATCGTGGTTGATGCTCATAACTTCATAATAGCAGGGCATACAAGGTTTCTAGCAGCAAAGCATATAGGCATGGATACTGTGCCAACGCACAAGGCGGTTGATCTCACACCGGAGCAAGTGCGGGCATATAGAGTTCTTGATAACAAATTGAATGAGCTTTCAGATTGGGATGAGGAGCTTTTGGATAAGGAGCTTCAGTCTCTTGAGGGCATATATGAGCTTGAGTCTTTGCTCGCGCTTTTCGCGGAAGATGCCTCCAGTAATAATGACGCCTCATTTCTGAATGACATGATTTCTGGTGAGCCTAATATTGAGGGCAAGGAAATCATAGGCGGCACAGGTGAATATGTGACCATGAGTTTCGTTATGACGCCAATAGACCGTGATATGTGTCTATCAGCGTTACGGACTATCCAGAATCAAGAAGGAATGGATAATACAACCCAAGCACTGCTCAAACTTTTAAAGGAGATCAACTGATGGATATTATATATGAGCCATCAAACCAAGAGGGCCTCAAGGCTCTGGAAACCATGTACCCGACATATGCCATGTTCTTTGATGGCAACATCAATTACCAAGGCGTCAAACACGCAACCACATTCGGGTATGTGGTGAAAGGCTCATGTTCTATTCACGCTAATGAACAA